TTGTTATCGTTAGCTAATGCTGCGTTAGTTGGGTTGTCTGAAGCAGATGTCCACTTAGTTCCCATAACGTGATAAGCACTGTGATAATCAACAGACATAACATCTTGCTTAGATAAGATGTTTCTATCTGATTCAATACTTAGAGGAGATTGCTCACCTTCAAGAATTGTTCCTGACTTGATTAAGTAGCAACGGAACTCTTTTTGATGGCCTGTTGTACCAGGGTGAACTGTATTAACTTGTGAGTCAATAACAACATTCATTCCTGCAAATTGGCCGATGCTTGTTTCATTAACACCAACACCGCCACCACCCCAAGTTACTGCACCACCAGTTGTTAGAGCAGATGTTGAGAATGTAAGCATACCAACTTGATATAAGTAGTAAGCAACAGATGGGTGAACAACTAAAGTGTCTAGCTCATCTCCTCTTGTTCCAAGAAGTGATCTTCCTCTTGCAACAGTAGAAGCTGTCAAGAAGTTATCAGTATCAGCACCAGAAGCAGCACCTTTAGATAAATCTAAACAGTTTGAACCTAGTGGTCCGAAAGTAGATCCGAACAAACCATCTAACAAGCTGAATAGTCTTGCAGAGTTTAATTTGTTGATAGCATCTGCAATCTGGTTTCTGATGTGACCCATTGGATCTTCACCAGCAGCCAATACAGCTACATCATCAACAGC